TCTTCTAATTCTTCTTCACCGCCCATGTCGTCCATTCCGCCCATGTCGTCACCGCCCATGTCGTTGTGTCCTTCACCGGCTTCGTCGCCCATTAATGCTTCAAATTCGGCACGTAGGTCGTCAAGTGCATCTTCTAGGTCCATAACGCGATCTTCAATATCGCCTTCTCCACCCATGCCTTCTTCGTCACCTTCATCACCGCCTGCGTCAATGTCGTCAATCATATCGTCACCAGCGTCGCCGCCGATATCGCCTGAATCTTCTTCATCTCCGCCTTCAGCAAAGCCAAAATTCTCATCAAGATCTTCTTCGTCTTCTTCCGTAGATTCGTCCATTGCTTCGTCTTCTTCTTCAGCAGACTCGTCCATTTCTTCGTCTTCTTCAGCTTCTGTTGTGAAGTCTTCAGAAAGAATAGTTTCATAGATTTCGCGGGATTTTTCAACTACTAGTTGATGGAAAAGCTCTTTGGCTTTGTCACTCTCTTCATTAACAAGATGCTCTAGCATCTGCTCGAACTTTGATCGATCAGTCATGTTTATCTCCTATATGTTGTATTGCAAGGCTGTCAAATATATTTACACTTAATTGTAATATTAAGGGTATAATGGTGGTTTTTTCAGGTATTTTTAATAAAATACCCGATAGGTTATTTATTACGCGGCAGGTGCTGCCGGTGTAGCATACATTGAACTAACTAGTTCTAAATCTTTTTCTTGTTCTAAAATGTGTGCTTCGCTTGCTTTTCGTAGTTCATTAATCTGTCTTAATGATAGTCTAGTTTTACGTGTATCACCACGATGCATACCAGAATCATCGTGTGCTGGAGAGTATTGCAAATCGTTAGATATTGCTTTCATATCTTTATCCGCATAAAATAATTCTCTAAGTATCATAGTAGTATTTATGCAGCCGGTGGCGTTGCTGTAGGAGCGGCTCCTGCGCCATCGGCTCCTGGTGCAGCGCCGGGCATTGCTCCTTCTTCCGGTGGTACAGTTTCATCACTCAGGTCACTCAGGTCACTTTCAATACCAGCTTGACTAATGCCTGCTCCACGTAGTTCTCCGCTACTGTCAGTAGGAATAGCTTTACCTTTGCCATTTTCTTCTGCCCATAAACGTTCGTTTTCTGCCATCTCTTCGTCGGTCATTCCTAAGAAACGTTTCATTGCAAAACGTTTACTCATAAATGGAACTTGACTCATAGTTTGGAACTGAGGCACACGTTGTCCATCTAATTCTGCTTGACGATATGTAGCAAAGTTTTGTGGTGGTTGGAATTGTAATTCAAACAAACTTGAGTCAATATTAACACCACGATCGTACAAATATAGCTTAAATTCTTGATCAAGCACGTCTTGCATCAGACTTTGTAAACGTTGGCAGTAGTTGTTAAAACGTAGTTCTTGAATATATGCTGTGCCAACCCGCCCGTCGTTATACTGCGCTTGACTATCATCTGCACCTGTAGGCAGATAGCTACTTGGAATTCTTAAACCACGAAATAACTTGTTAGTAAAGTACTTTAAATCATCAATCTCGCCTAGATTAGTACCGCCTGGTAATGTTTCAACTTTACTACCACGACCTTCTGCTGTCTGAGGAAAGAAGTAGTCTTCGTTAATTGATAAAGGATTGTAAGCACTGTCAATAACAGTCTGACCGCCACCTGTAGCACTAGGCATTCTACGTTGATGAATTTCGTTTTTAACACGCTCAACGAAGCTCATAGCCAAGTGACTTGGCATATTTCCCACGTCAATATAGAAGATTCTACGTTCCGGAGCACGTTGTATACGATAGATTAAAATAGCATCTTCAAGCAATTCTTTTTGTTTGTATACTTTAAAAATACTTTCTAACAAGCTATTACCAAACGGAAAATTATTATCTAATCCTTCCGATAGACTTAGATGTACTACATGTTTTGCGTCAATAGACACTTCATTTTGATTGTTGCTAAAGCGTGTGCCGTTGCTTGCAGGATATGCACCAGCCATACCTCTAGCGGCTGCGCCGCCTGATATAAATGCTGTTCCGCGATTGTTAGTATTAGTAGTATTTGGTTGAATTGTAGTGACTACTAGATTTTGAAAGTTAGGATTTAAGTCACGTATAACATATTGTTCTGGTTTCTTTCCGTCGCTTTCATTAACAATTATCTTAGTTATATTACCGGGATCTACATAACTCCACTTCTTTGTTTCAGGATCACGAACAAAGAATGCATCACCGTATTTGAATACGTTTCGTACAATTCTAAAGATTCTAGTTTCAAATTTTTGTAGTTTGCACCACTGCTGTAGGTACTCTCGAAGGATAGCAATTTCACTATTAGTTGCTTTATTTCTATAGAATAGATTAAACGGTGTATGATTTTCTTTGTTCTTTTGTGAACAGAATTCTGCAATAATGTCTAGGGCCGCATTAACTTCGCTGTCCATATCCATTGTATCATATTGCAAATAACGATCAATACGATTAGGAGCTCCAGTGTAAACATCTGGCAAATAACTAGAATAATTTGAGCGGGCCGGGCCTGGACGTGACGATCCATTTCCAATTGGACTGTAAGTTCCAGGAGTAGCATCAACTGCAACAGGTGTAAAGTATTTTTTCCAACTCATTTATGATCTCGCGTATAAGTTATTGCTACCGCTTTTAGCAGCTTTGGCTGAGGCCTTATGGCCATCTTCATTAACAGAAATCAGTTGACCCATCTTAGTATTTAACGCATTTAAGCTCTTAACAACATCATCTAGAGTAGCTGCTTTACTATCTCCTCCGGCAGCAGCCGTTTTCTTATCTCCAGGTTTAGCATCTCCTACTGGAGTATACTCTTCTCCAGTTTCTGGATTAATCTTTTTACCAGGACTTGCTTGTTTTTCTGCTGGTTTATCAGGCGTTGCTGCCGCAGTAGACTTTGGTTTGGCAATAGGCATTCCGTTTGGTCCTAGAGTAAAGCTGTCCATAGTAATACCACGACTTTGTGTAGCAGTTGGGCTAGACCCTGCTACTACATCTTTCATTGCTCCGCGTTTGCTTTCTCTTGCAAGTTCTGATTTAGCTTCATCATCTTCTTTGTTTCTTGCTACTGCTCCGTCATAATCTCCAAACTCGTTATCTACTGGTAAGTTGTCAGCTATGTCAGCTGTAATTTTATCAACAGAATTATTCCATCCGTCGCCAAACTCGTCAAATCCTTCTGCTAAATCACCAATTGATTCTTCAATAACTTTGTCTAATTTTTCTTTTGCAGCATCTCTACGATCAATTGCCTCGTCCCATGCGGCTTGAGCTTCATCGTCCCAGTCCTCGTCTGCAATATTGTTAAGCATAAACGCTATAGTTTCATTTGCTTTTTTCTTTTCTTCAATGGCAGCATCAATTTTATCTTGTGCAATTTTAGATTTAGATCCGCCAACAGCTTCTACAATATCACTATTGATTTTATCCATCATGTTGTCAGATTCATCCCAACTGTCACCGTAGTTGGTCATTGATTCTAACTGCTTGGTTGCTAATTTTTCAATCTGTCCGTCTAATTGTTCAGCCTAATCAAGAATTTCATCCCATTCGGCACTACTTCTTTCTTGACCGTCAGTCATTAGGCTTTCTAATTCTTCTCTGCGTTTCGACGCATACTCTAATGCCGCAGCATTTTGATCCATTGCATCTAATGGCATTGCTTTAGATACATCAGCAGCCATCTTAGCAACTACTTGATCAAAGTTGCTGCCAAACTCATCAAACGGTTCTTTAGGAATAGTAGTCTTTGCAATTTTTTCTGCACCGTCTTTGGTTATTGAACTGAAACTTAGATTAAAATCTTTAAATGCATTACTAAAAGGCATTGATAAATCTTTTATGTCTGGCAATTTAATACCAGATGTTAACTTGCTAAAAGATGTGTTGAGATCTTTTATGTCTGGCAATTTAATACCAGATGTTAAACTGCTAAAAGATGTATTAAGATTTTTAGTTATGCTACTTAAATCAAGACCTCCCATGCCTCCACCAATTCCGCCACCAGCAGTTAGATTAGGCATTTCCATCTTAGGCATCTTAGGCATTTCCATCTTAGGCATCTTAGGCATTTCAAATTTAGGCATTTCAAATTTAGGCATCGGCATATTGCTTATAGATTTGCCAATGTCGCCTGCAGAACTTAAAGTTTTTTTAGCTCCGCCTAACGAAGTTTCGACAATTTTTTCAATGTCTTGTGGTCGCATAACACCTTCCATACCGTGTAGCTCTACCATAGTACCTTTACCCCAGTTTTCAAACATGCCACCAGTCATATCTAGTGAACCGCCTTGACGTCTTGGTAAATTTGCGGCAGCTTGTGATTGTGCTGTTTCACCTGGTTTGCCTGCAGGTTCTTTAGCCGGAGTCATTAATTCATTTACTTTATCAATTCCTGTGTTTGTTAATTTACCCATTCCAGCGCCAAGGCCGCCTATGGCTGCTGGTATTGCTAGGACACCGCCGGGTCCTGCTGTCCTTTCGTCTAGTTTAGAAGGATTTTTAGCCTGTTCATATCCTTTCTTTGTGGCATCTTCAACAGCTTTACTAGTTTCTTTGCCGCTGCCTCCAAAGTTTTTATTCATTGCATCTACATTGTCTGCAAATGTTTTTAACTTAGGACCAACTTCTTTGTTTAATGGTTCTAACAAACCTGTTGTTAGACCTGCACGTACTGCTTGAGTAGTATTTTCGAGAGCTAATGCAGCTTTGGTTGCACCATTAGTTTGATTACCATCTTTATCTTTACCTTCTTGAGATTTCTTAATATCTGCATCCATGGCTATCTGAACTTTTCTTCGGTCTTCGTCAGTTGCTATAGACATGTTATTTGCGGCCGCAAATCCTTCTAATGCTCTAGTACTAGTAATCTGTGCTGCAGCTGCATCATTCAATGCTTTAGAAGCAACTCCTCCAGCAGCTCCTAATTGCATCTGTTGCAATTTACTAGTATTGTTCATGTCAGCTTGAGCCGCACGTTGTGCTTCTCTATTTGCCGCAGAAGCAGCTTTTTCGTCTCCATTTGCGCTTGCAATAGCTTGCTTCCTAGTAGCTTCAGCTTGTTCTTGATTAACTGATGCTTGTATGGCAGCTTCTTTGCTTATAATGTTTCCAGTAGCAAAAATTTCTTTAAACATATCACCTGAGCCGCGTAGCTGTGCATCTTTTAATTGCATTCTAGCATTGGCTTCAAAAGCAGCAGCTTCTTTAGCATCCATACCTTGAGTCTTTAATCTAATAGACGCTTCAAACGCCATATCCATTTGATTCTTTTTCATTTGCTCTTGTTGAGCTTCACGACTCTTGCCAGTTAGTTTAGCCATAGCATCCATTTCAGTTGCTAACTTTCCTGCTTGATCAATTGCTACAGCATTACGTTCTTGCTCGTCTTTAAAACTACCACGTAGCGTGACAGCCTGCAAGGCTAGTATGTCGTTTAAATCTTTGTTGTTATAACCTAATTGTTTTAAACTAGCAGCAGCGCCACTTTCATACATCTCTTTGCTCATTCTAGCAAAAGATTCTGCTCCCCTAGTCACACTGCCACCTAGTTGTCCTAGTACATCTGAGTTGTCTTTAATAACACTGGCAAACTCTTTCATAGGTAAACGTGTGCCAGCAGCCGCCACAGTCATACCTACAATGTCATTGTTAAAACCTGCACCAGATTTGCTTAAATCACGCCATGACTCTTTACCTGCATCAAGTGCTTCTGATAATGCCGATACTCCCTTTCCTGCTACGCCTAGCGCAGTGCCAAATGGATCAACAGCTTTTTTAAATTTGTCGACACCTAGATCAACCTCGCTTATTCCAGTACTACTGCCTCCACCGCCCTGCTTGCCGCTGTTTTTGCCACCGCCTGAAGTTTGAGATTGTTTAGCGATAGCTTCGGCTAACTTGTTAATGTCTTCTTTATCTAGTGTTGCCATTATTTTTCCTAGTGAAATCTGCGCATATAAATACGATAATATATTTATCGGAACTAATTATGAGTCAATCAAACCCATTACAGAAATACTTTAGACAACCAAAAGTGTTTATTTCATTGCCTAGCAAAGGGTTATATTATGAACCCGGATCATTACAGGGGGATTATAATAATGTACCCGTGTTTGCCATGAGTGGTATGGATGAAATCATTATGAAGACTCCCGATGCCTTATTTACAGGTGAGTCTACAGCTAAAGTTATTGAATCGTGCTGTCCGTACATTAAAAATGCTAAACATATGCCAGGTATTGATATTGATGCTATTCTTATTGCTATTAGAATTGCAACATTTGGCGATAAAATGGGGGTGACTCAAACTTGCGGTAATTGTAAAACAGAAAATGATTACGATGTTGAATTAGGCAAACTGTTAGATTACTTTAATAATTTAAAATTCATTAATACTATACCAGTAGATGAATCATTAACTATTAGAATCCGTCCTTTACAGTACGAAGAAATGAATTATTTTAGTATAGAAAATTTTAAATTACAAAAGACTTTATATCAAAGTGCTGAGTTAAAAGAAGAAGAAAAACAACAGACTATTGATCAAATTTATAAAGACTTGTCAGAACTACAGCTACAATTATTTTTAACAGCAGTTGAAAGTGTACAAGTTGACGGACACTCAGTCACAGAAAAACAATTTATTGAAGAATGGATGCGTAATGCTGACAGAGAAACTTATAAACTGGTTAAAACTAAACTAGAAGAAAATAAAGAAGCTTGGAATATTCCAAGTCAACCAGTTAAATGCGCTAGCTGTGGTACTGAAAGTACTGTGACCGTGACACTGGATCAAGCAAATTTTTTCGCATAAGGCTTCTGCGACTTTCAAATTCTGAAATTGAGAAGTATGTCGACTACCTCTCGCAAGAAGCCAAAGGCATAAAAGATGAAATTTTTCGACTAAGCTGGTACATGCGGGGAGGAGTATCTAGCCAAGATCTCTTTCATGTATACTCGTATGAAGATAGAATGTTAATTAATGAAATTGTTAAAGAGAATATTGAAACCACTAAGAAAAGTGGAATGCCTATAATTTAAATAATCTCAGGTAGTTGTCGACCGGGCTTTAATGAAAATTTAGCTAGCGGGTCAGGTTGACCTTTTGCAATAGCATCTCGACGTGCGCCTTGTAGCTCTTGATCAAATTTTAATGCTAAATCTGGTAGTAAGAAACCTTGTGCATCAGTAACAACAATACCATTTACTTCGCCAGTTTTAGCTGTCTTTCCTGATAAGTTGCCTGCACCAGTATCATTATCTTTTTTCTTTTTTTCTCTGTCGGCAGCTGCTTTCTTTGCACCTTCTTCGCTACCATATTTCTTAACGTCAGCACCTTTATAGAATCCAAAAATCTCACTCCAGAATGACTCTAACGGCTTTCCAGTGAATCTTATAACATCAAAAATGTATTCAGATATAAACTGTTTGCCTGCTGCCGATCCTATCCATGCCTGCAACCAACGGGTAAATGCTTCAGTAGCTACAATTGCTACAATACTTGCACCCATGCTAGCAAATACACTAACACCACCTAGTGCTCGAATAAACCATTTTACTAAACTAGTTGCACCAATAACTCGACTAATTAATTTTACCAGCAAGGGCGTTAACAGTTGTACTTGGAATATTCCAAATGCGTATTCTCGATGCTGTTGCATCATTTCAAATCCACCGTCGTCTCCGGGCAATTTCCCTTGAACATACATAGCTTCTACTACCGCTAACCTTGAGTACAGCTGATTAATAGCTATAGCTATTCCAATGACCGTAAATATTTTACCCCACTTTCCATACTTCTGCATCAACTTACCATTTGCTTCTAAAGATTTTTCATACTTCTCAGAATATTTTGAAGCAATTGTGTTTAATACAGCAACTGTTGTACCTGCGGCAACAGCGCCTACTACCATAGTTTTTGTATCTAAACCTAGGTCTTTATACATACTTGACAAATTACTGCCTGCGGCACTTACCGCACCTTTTGCAGCAGAAGCAGCACCTTGCACAGCATTAGTTGGGGCTGCATCTCCGGCAGAACTACTGCCAATAAGGTCGTCGTAATCTTCCTTAATAATTTGATAAACTTTCATAGTATTATATTTAGTTAATGATGTACTGCGTACATCTGTTCTTCGCTTGCGCTCGAACTATTTTTCTTTTTATTTAATAATGATTAATGCGAAGCATTTAAATATTATCTAGATTGTTCAGTCACACTTTGCCCTTGCGGGCAAAGAAATAAAATCAACATTATCTGAGTTGCACCTTTATCACTTAGCGTTACAGCATTACAGAGGCGGTCATCCGGTACCTCGAGCTGTGTCTTTATTATGACGGCGGTCTACTAACATACGCTAACATGCTAGCAAACGTGGGTATTTCTCCCTCTTTTTGCCTTTAAATTCCTTAAAACAACCAAACCGCGGCAGCTTTGCGATCCTCGTCCTGTTAAGGATAGTGGTTGAGTGCTCTTAACGGCAAGAGTCTACGGATCCCTGCGACACTAGGTCCAGGTTTCTTCTGTTCGGCACACGAAATTAGCCTGTGCGAGCTTTAACCGTTTAGTTGTTTGCCTTTGATATGACTTCCGTGTACACGAACAGATATCTGTCCGTTGTAGTAGTCGTCACTTTCGAGAACACGTCTTGTAAATTGTTCTCTTGCCTCTATGTATGAGCATTCAGCCTTTGATGTGCAGTAGTAAAGTATTTCTCTTTTGAAATTCTCTGCGCCTAGAGTTTCTATATCTTTTGTTAGATGGTCGCTTGAGCCATAGTATTCACGCCAGTCAGAATCAATTTTAGAACGAATCTTCTTTTTCTTCTTTATGCCGTTTTTTTGTTTTACTGTTTTGTAAGTAGTTTTGGAGAATTTTGCTAGTTTCTTGCCTATATATTTGCGACCAGTTATGTTATTAGTGATGCAGTAAACGAATCCAATACACTCTTCGGGTAATGTTTCGATTAAAGTTTCTTGATAATACCATGACATCAACTAGTTAGTGTTTGAGTCGTCTTGTGCCTGTTGTTTCTGAGCTAGTTGCTCTGCTTTGTATTTTGGTGATTTAATTTTGGGTTTAAGCCTACGGGTTTCTAATATTTCTTGTCTCATTTTTAAGACTATGTGTCTAATCTCTGATAAGTTAGTCCGTGTACGTTTGCCGGCAGCATGAGTTTCGTTAGTTGCCCAGTCTGTGTAGTTTTCGAAATAACTTCGAAACTCCTTCATTAACTTATCGTGAAGTTCTTCAATCATTACTCTGTTATTTCAATATCATTTGAATAGCTAGTGTATCCGTTCTCTTTAATAACTTTAAGCACATTATTAACACGACCAATAAGTTCGTCTTTATGCGATATTAAGAAAATGTTCTTTTTACGTTCACGGCCCATCTTCTTTAGAACGCTCAGTGCATTTTCAACGCCAGCGGCATCTAATCCGTTGTCAATAAGTTCGTCAACAAACAATAAGTTAATGCTTTGATATAGACTTTCCCACACATCGCGGAAACTCCAACTTAATCCTAGAATTAAACGATTACGCTCGCCACGTGACAAGTTATCAAAGTCTAGATCCTGTCCTAACTGTGTTATCTCAACGCTTAGATCGTTTAAGAAGCTAACTTGATGAGGCAATCCCATCTTGTCAAGATAGTACGTTAGCCTGTTATTCAAATAGGCAAGGTTTTGATCTATGATCTTTTTACGAATAAAACTATCTTTGTTGGTTAATAACTTTAACAAAAACTCTTGATGATCCTTCATGCCGGTTAACGCATTAATATTATCCCAAGTTATCTCTTGAATAGCAGTATTACGTAGATCGTCGATCTGTTCTTGATAAGGATCTGTTTCTTGTTGTCTTGTAGCTAACGCAGTTTCTAAACTGGCAAGATTATTTTGATGTTTAAGTGCCTGTTCTAGTGTATCATAGTAAGTTCTTGGTCTTCCATTGATATCTCCTATAACATCTAACTCTTGAATAACGCTGGCATAGCTGTCGCTGACGCCCTGCAAGTAAATTAGGGCATCTGCAAGATTCTTTTCAGCCCCAGCAGTCATTTCTTTGTGCTTATGACTGTGTAATTCTTGTTCACACGCAGGACAAGTTTTATTTTTTAACTGTTCTACTTCTTTAGTGTATTTGTTAACACTCTTGTCTGCTTGAATAACAGCAGTTTCAAGTGTGGCTTTTTCTTTATTAAGACTTTTGATCTTGGCAGCATGTTCGTCATACTGTTTTAGTTTAGCGTGTTGAGCTAATTCTTTCTCAATGTCGACACTTTGCAGTTCTGTAATACTTTTTGTAATTTTCTCACAGTCTATTTTCTGTTGCGAGTACCAAGCCGATAGTCTAGTTTCTAGACCAGTTATACTTAATTGTATTTTTTCATTAGACTTCTTAGCCGCTTCGATGTCAGCAGTCTCTTGAAAAATTGATTCTTTAGTTTGTCTAATTTGTTCTTTAAGTGCGTCTGCTTTTTCACTTAATAGAGTTATACCTAGCAACTGTTCAATGATTTCTCGTTGTTCATTAGCTTTTAAACTTAAAAACGGTTCAGTATAAGTGTTTAAGGCAACAATATGTTTGAACATGTCGTGACTCATGCCCAACAGTTCATCTATATCCTTCTGCGTTTCACGCATGTCACCCTGACTATCGTCAGTTGACTCTGCACTCTGCTCTTGATTATTAACGTAAAATTTCATAATTGACGGTTTACGACCTCGCTCAATGCGATAATCAGTACCGTCTTTATTAAACGACAAAGTCACTAACATATTTTTATTGTTAATCTTGTTGATGAGATTATCTTTTTTGATGTTGGTCAGTGCATTGCCAAATAGTGCAAAGCTCAAGGCATTAACAATAGTAGTCTTGCCAGTACCGTTGCGTGATCCGTTGTCATCTCCGCCTTGATCTAAGTTTTCACCCAGTACTAGTGTTAGATTTTCTTTATCAAAGTTAACAGCCTGAGTTTGATTACCCACGCTCATAAAGTTCTTAACCGTTAAATCTTTTATTTTAATCATAGGCTATTATAAATGCTCAGTAGAATTTTTGTATCAAATGTATCGCTTTCGATACTGACCAGCTGATTACTAACAATTTGATCAACTGATTCAAATGATTGAATATCCATATTTGTGTTAATTTCTATTTCTTTCTTTTCAGGAATCAAAGTTAGTTCTCGAATACTGTATTTGTTCATAAAGTCTTCTTTAATAAAACTTGCTTCTTCGTAAGTTATATCAATATCTAAACTAACTCTTAAATGTTGATTAGGTAATATAATCTTGTCCGCATCATCGATAAGTTGACTCAGTTTGACTGTGCGAAAAGTAGGTTGCATGGGCCAAGTATGATATTCAGGTTGACCGCCCCACTCGAGAATCATCATACCTCGATCATCGTCCCAGTTGTCTGCATAGTTGTGCGGGAACGCATTGCCAATATAGATCATATTGCGCTGTTGTTGACGCTTATGAAAGTGTCCGCTAAAACCAAGCTCATAACCTTTAAAGCTATCCAGCTGAATCTCGCCGTGATCCGGCATCTGTACCATAGCGTTCATAAAGAAGCTGGGCAATTCAAAGTGACCAAAGATATACTTGCCACCTTTCTTGCCTACTGCCCGCCACTCGTCGCCTACAAGCCACGGACAGAGTGTAACGTCCCCAATGGTAGTCGGTTCATGTACCACTGTGACACCGGGAATATATTTTCCAAACTCGACAGAGTGTATATCCCGCTTGTCTTTGTAATAAAGATCATGATTACCAGGGAAAAAGTAAAATGCATCAAACGCCTTTCCCAACTTTTCCAAGGCCCGCAGGCTATAGTCCATAGTAGTGATATTAAGGCTATTACGATTGTGATGCCAATCACCCATAAAAATTCCTGTATCACACCCTTCCTCCTTGGCTTTAGCAATATACCAGTCTACAAAGTCTTCGCAGTCCTGGTTATGAACACTGCTATTAGACTTCAATCCAAAGTGAATGTCTGTGAAGCAGGCAACTTTCTTAAAAAGATTACTCAAAATAATGTCTCCGTTAGTTTATTATAGACTAGTTGTCAGTAAAGATCAATCGGTTGTTTCGTCAAATCGTTTGACAGCAGCCGCATGTTCACCAGCACCGGTCCTGCTATAGCTAGGATTCATGCCGTTCATTTCCAACATGTCGTCTCGAATGTTTTGATTACGTTTTTCTAAATTAATAATTCTAACAAAGCTGTTAGTCACTGCGGCAGTAAAGTATGCAAAGGGATTATCGCTTTTACTTTCATCAAATTGCAAACCAATCTGAGTTAACTGTAGAATAGCCTGCCCACGCATCTCATCATTATATGTGTAGCCGCGCACATTGCCACGAGTAGCATAGCGTTCACATAGTTTAATATACATGCGGGCTAGCGTATTTGTTATTTGACCGTGATCTTTATTAAACTTGCCTGTTTCTAAATCGCCTTTCCAGTGGCTTTTACCAACGCACACTAAAATGTCATTCTCATCAAACTTCCAATGTTGAAAGGGAGGAAAGTTAACTTTGTCTCTATGATCTGCTAGAGTTTTAGGATTCTTCTTGCGTGTACCGTTTAATGGAATATGATCAAACGACATAATACGGAATATAACGTCTGTCTTTGGAATTTTCTTATAGTCTACTTCGGTATCGGCTTGTTTGACCTTTTCGCCAAGCGCCTTGCGTCGTTGGTATTCTTCACTACCTTGCCGTTTAGCCTGTGCTCGTTTTGCCTCAGCAATAGTTCGTATGTTAACTTTATCAACGCTAGGTAGTATTAGATCATATCGATGATAGGCAGGATCGGTAAAACTACAAAATGTGTTCTTACTTTTGTGTATTTCTTCTAGTAGATCTTTGTTGTTTAGATAATTAACTTTCATTATAGTCCTATTTTCTATTATTATAAACTATGCACTTAATTTTGTCAACTAAATACATACACTAAGGAGTCCAAAATGTCTTTATCTGACTTATCCAGAGGATTGTCAACAATTACCGGAGCTGCCGCATCTATCGGATCTGCCCAGGTACAAGCTATGGGCGTGTTGAATAATGTAACTGGTACAGCAAGCAGGATCTCATCAGCTATTGGTAATGTATCTAATGCAGCCGATGCATTATCAAATTTAAGAAGCTTTAATCTGCCTGCCGGAGGTAATCCAGTTGCTTCTTTTGCCGCCGGAGCTGCCTTATTTACTAATGCGTTAGGCGCAGTGGGCGGACTTGCGGGCGCAGTGGGCGGACTTGCAAGCGCATTAAGTGGCGGCGGTGGCGGCTCCGATTGGAGAGCAACATTAACTGGAGCAATAGTTGGCAAATTAGTGTTTCCATTTACTCCTACTATTTCAATTAGCGGTGGCGCAAGCTATGAAGAAGTTGCTATAACACATCAAAATTATTCATTTTTTGCTTATCAAAATAGTAAAGCAGAAAATATAACAATACAAGCTCCGTTTTTTGTATCAGATTCCGTAGAAGGACAAGCATGGATCAGTGCATTAAATTTTCTAAGAGCATGTACAAAAATGTTCGAAGATGGCAATCCACCAATTATATTAAAGTTTAATGCCTACGGAGATTATGTGTTTAAAGACATTCCTGTTATTGTAAAAAGTTATTCTTGCGATTTGCCAGCAGATGTAGATTACATTGCCTGCGGTGCAAGTCATGTGCCTATTAAAAGTTCTTTTAATGTACAATTACAACCAATTTACAGTAGAGAAAAAGTTAAAACATTCAATTTAAAATCGTTTATTAGCGGCGGAGCCGCAGGATTCATATAATGTCAGCAACGTACAACTCAACTAGCCCGTGGAAAGATACTCCTATAATTGGAGATCATTTAAGTTTTTTAAAAATTAGAGCTGTTCCTGCAGAAGCAGATGACTTCTTATACACTATTGAAAGCCAGTATACACATCGCCCTGATCTTTTAGCATACGATTTATATAAAAATTCTAAACTATGGTGGGTTTTTATTCAAAGGAACTTGAATGTTCTTCAAGACCCAATCTATGATTTTATCCCAGGAGTGCAAATTTACATTCCAAAAGGTAATAGTCTATCTAAAATTTTAGGACTATAATATGGGATTATTTGACGGAGCAGGTTCGGCTACTACTGCAATCACCAACGCCACTAGGGCTGTTAGTGGAGTTGCACAGGCAACAAACAGTATATATTCTGCAGGACAATCTGCTGCTAATATTAAAAGTTTAGTATCTAACGGATTAACAAATACAGGATCTGGAGTAATTGGACAACTTGCGGGAGTAGCAAACACTGCTGCCGGTATTGCCGGTGCAGCTCGCAACGCAATTTCTAGTGTATCGGGAGTTGCAGGAAGTCTTAGCGGAGTTGCTAGCGCCCTAGGAGCAGCCAGCCTTGCCAGTACACTTGCAAATTTTGCAAATTCTCTAAATGGATTTGCTGGAGCAATTGGAGCAGCCGGCGGCAGCGCCCCGTCTAATCCTCTACATGCTTATGCATCTTATACTTACATGTTTGGATTATATGCATTAACTGACGGTGAAGTTAATGGCGGCACCCGTGGCGGCGGCCTGCCAATTATACAAATGCCTAACGGTGATACCGTTGGCGCAACTACATTTATGGATAATGTTAAGATAGCTGGAACAGTTGGACTTGATCAGCAAGCAGGTAATAGCAATGCATTAAGTATAAGTTTCAAAGTTATTGAACCGTACAGCATGGGAAAATTCTGGGAAACATTACAAACAGCAGCATTACAAGCAGGACATAAAAACTATGTAGATGCTCCTTACATGCTAAAAATTGAATTCAAAGGACACTTTAGTCCAGACGAACCGTTTCAAACTATCCCTAAAACAAACAAATACATTCATATGAAAATTAGAGATGTGACCATGCGAGTCACTGCTCGAGGATCTGAATATGATATCGAAGCGTATCCGTGGAATGAGCAAGGTATGTCGTCAAAGTTTGCACAAATAAAAACTGACGCAATGATAGCGTGTGACGAAAAAGGCCCCTACACAGTAAAAAATTTATTGTCAGAAGGAGCTAAGAGCTTAAAATCAATTATTAATGATAAACTAAAACACGATAAAGATAAAAAGAAAAATGTGACCTATGCACACGAAATAGATATTGTATTTCCAACATATCCATATACTAGTAATGATATGGGTAATCCTATTGGAGAATCAAAATTAGGCCTTGATGTATATAACAAAGGTGACACTCCAATGGCCAAAGATAACGCAACATACGATCCTGCTACTGGAATTTATAAACGCGGCGAAATACAAATAGATACTAAAAATGCAAACTTTAAATTTGCACAAGGATCTACAGTACAAGATATTATTAATCAAGTTATTTTAACTAGTGACTACGGTAGACAAGCCTTAGATCAAGCCAACCAAACACCTGATGGAAAAGTAGTATGGTGGCGAATAGAAACTCACTTGCACAACATTTCTAATGAAGATCCAAAAACTGGAACAAAAGCTAAAAAAGTTATTTTTAGAGTAGTCCCTTATATGGTAGATGCTACAGTGTTTACTACACCCAATACTGGATCAAAAGGGTCTGCTTCAATGGCTATTTCCAGAGAGTATAATTATATCTATACCGGTAAAAATCATGACATACTTGATTTTGCTATTGAATATAAGGTAGGATTTTATCGAGCTTTTAATGCAGACGGCGGCAAAAATTCTGAAGATAAAACACTAGCTCCGGCAACAGGCGGAGCATCTGATAACATATCTGACTCAGAACAAGAACCTCCAGAACAGTCTGGCGGATCCGGCGCTGAGAAAAAAGAAAATGATCAGCTTGGAACTAGAACTGCAAAAGCTGGCGGCGGCACTAGTTTCGACGATGCAGCTACTACTGCTGCTAGACAGTTTATGGATCTAGCAACTCGCGGGTATGATATGCTCAACTTAAATTTAAAAGTATTAGGAGATCCATATTTTTTAGGAGATACGGGACACGGCAACTTTACAATTCCAACAGCAGGTGCAGGAATCAATACCGAAGGATCAATGGACTGGCAAACCGGTGAAATTTTTTGTAGGGTAGCATTTAGAACGCCTGATGATGCAAATACTGAAACTGGATTTTATGATTTTGGAAATACTTCTGCGGTGAGAGAATTTACAGGTATATATAAGGTACTTCAAGTTGACAGCGAGTTTAATAGAGGAAAGTTTACACAAACATTAGGCCTAGTAAAACAAACAGTCACAGATGGCGGCGGCGGAACATTCCCTCCAAAACTAGCACCTCCGCAAGATTTTGGTAATAACGGCGGCGCCTAGAAGTTAATAACGGATAATTAAATGCCAGAAGAAAATAGAATTGGGGCCAATGCAGTTGAACCAGACGCTGGCCCGTTTTTAGCTAAAATTGTTAGTCATTTAGACCCTACATATATGGGCACTCTAGAAGTGCAAATTCTACACGAGGCAGGAAATGACGACGATCGAGAAGGACAACTGCGTACCGTAAAATATTTAAATCCATTCTATGGATCAACTCATATTGATTATGTATCAGAAGATTCTGACATACATGATAATACACAAAAATCTTATGGCATGTGGATGGTACCTCCTGATGTGGGTGCAATTGTAGTTGTAATCTTCATCGGAGGAGATACTAGAAAAGGTTTCTGGATAGGCTGTGTTCAAAATGAATACATGAACTTTTCCCTCCCAGGATACGCGGCCACTCAATACGCCTCAGACGAGAGTAGAGAAACTGATACAGAAAAAGAACGTGTACCAGTATCGGATTATAATAAAATTATACATCCTGATAATGAAAGCGATACTACAAGAAAACCAAAACCTGAAAATCCCTTAGCTAAAAAATTAGAAAATCAAGGCCTTCTTAAAGATGATATTAGAGGTATAACAACCTCTAGTGCTCGTCGAGAAGTACCTAGTATGGTATTTGGTATTAGTACACCCGGACCAGTTGACAAACAAGGACCAACGGGCAAAGTAGGTAAGCACGAACATAAGATTAATAACGCATTTGTTAGTAGACTCGGCGGATCTAGTTTTGTTATGGACGACGGTGATGATAAGTTTTTACGTAAAACAAAACCCACTGACGGTCCTCCCGAGTACGCCTCACTTGAACAAGGTGAAGACGGCATAAAGGATATATTGCATAATGAACTAATCAGATTCCGTACAAGAACTGGCCATCAAATAGTATTACACAATAGTGAAGATTTAATCTATATTGGAAATAGTCGCGGAACTGCATGGATTGAATTAACCAGCGACGGCAAAATGGAAGTTTATGCGGAAGATAGTATTAGTTTTAGAACTAAGCAAGATTTTAATTTTTATGCAGATCGAGATATTAACATGGAAGCTGGTAGGAACTTTAACACAAAAGTTGCCGGCGAAAAACATACACATGTTATTGGTGATCAAATTTTAATTGTTGATGGTAATCAAAAAATACAGATTAAAAAAGATGTAGATAAAACTTACGAAGAAAATTATAAACATCATGTAAAAAAACAAGTAGATAAATTGTATGAAAAAGATTTTTTACACACAGTTTATAACAGTGTAGTTGAAAATTTTGTCACGCAGGGTGGAACTGTAAAAACAACAACTGGCGGAAATACAGATGTTATTATTAACGGAAACATTAAAATAACACACAACGGCACATTTGATCATACAGTCACAGGCGATAGAAAAATCACAACCGGCGGAACGCATCATATAAATTCTTCAGGACAACATATAGAAACAGCAAGTCAAATTCATATGAACGGTCCCACAGCAGCAACCGCTGCCGCAGCAGCCGGCGGCGCAGACGCAGCCGAGGCAGGTCTACCACAACGATTAAAACTACACACTATTATTGATTTAACTGGTCAAGATCAATGGGAATCTCCTACTAGTACTGAGTCAATAATGCGTAGGATGCCTACACCCGAACCTTATCCTCACCATGAAAATTTAGATCCTGTAAATTATAAACCTGATAAATTAGATAGAGACGAAGCTGGTAGATATGAATCAACCGATGGTGAAGAATTAAATGATCAGAGTGATTTTACCGACGACATGAACACACCTCCCGATGCATGGAGAGTCTATTCAACTACAACTGATACATTTGCTAAAGTGCCAGCGGCTAATCAAGAACCGCCCGAAGAGGAGTAAATACTAGATGGCATCCAGTTCTCGGTTATATGATAAGATTACACTAAAAGGCAAATCTGCAAGCCAAATAGTGCCAGGTAGTAAAACTTATAAAGGTTTTAGTACGGTTTCTTCTGTGGCAGATAGTTTTGCCCTGTATGATCTACAGTTAATCAAACAAGATATACTAAATCATTTTCATATAAGACTTGGTGAAAGACTAGAACAACCAACCTTTGGTACAGTTATTTGGGATATTTTATTCGAACCGTTAACTGAAGAAGTTAAGAATTTAATTACTAAAGATGTAGAGACTATTATTAACTATGATAGTAGAGTACGTGCTGAACAAATCTTAGTGACTTCGTATGATACCGGCATACAAATTGAGTGTGTACTAGTATATTATCCTTACAACATTCAAGAAGCAATCCAATTAAAGTTTGACAAAGCTAACGGCTTGTCAGGAATGTAATTAACTACATACATAATAATATACGCTAAATACTCAATAATTGGGATAGGCGTATGTCAACAACTGATAGACAAAATAGATTACTAGTAGCAGAAGACTGGACACGAATTTACCAAAGCTTCCGCAATGCAGACTTTCAAAGCTACGATTTTGAAAATCTCCGTAGAGTTATGGTTAATTATATCAGGGAAAATTACCCTGAAGATTTTAACGACTACATTGAATCTAGCGAATACCTTGCCCTAATTGATCTTATTGCGTTCCTGGGCCAAAGCATAGCTTTCCGCATTGATTTAAATGCAAGAGATAACTTTTTAGAGCTAGCAGAGCGCCGCGAAAGTATTCTTCGTCTTGCCCGCCTATTGAGCTATAACGCTAAAAGAAATATTGCCGGCAGCGGATTATTAAAGTTTTCCACCTTATCAACTAGTCAAGTTATATACGATTCTAATGGAAGAAACTTATCAGGGCAGACAGTGACATGGAATGACCCTACTAATCCAAATTGGTATGATCAATTTATTAAAATTCTTAATGCTGCATTGCCTGCTAATAGACAATTCGGCACACCGGATGATAAATCCACGGTGTATAACATACCTACAGAACAATATAGATTCCAAGCTAGGAATACTGATGTTCCAGTATATGGTTTTTCAAAATCTGTAGACGGTCGAGTACTGCCTTTTGAAATTGTTAGTACAACATTTAAGGGTGAAAATTATATCTACGAGGAGCCACCGGCTGTTGGTAATAGATTAGCATTTTTATACAGAAATGATGGTCGCGGCAACGGAAGTGCAAACACTGGCTTTTTCATTCATTTCCGACAAGGTATTTTAAATCAAGGAACATTTACAATTGATCAACCATCTACAACTGAGACAGTAGACATTGATGCTGTTAATATAAACAACGACGATGTGTGGTTATATAAATTAGATCAAGCCGGAGTAGAGTCAGAATATTGGGCTAAAATCCCAGCTCTAGAGGGCAACAATACTATCTACAATAGTTTAAAAAAATCAATTAGAAATATCTATAGTGTTATAACACGCTCAGATGATAAAGTTAGTTTATCGTTTAGCGACGGAGTGTTTGGAAACCTTCCAAGAGGCTCGTTTAGAACTTATTATAGACAAAGTATCGGAGTTGCATATACAGTTAATCCTAAAGATATGCGAAATATATCTATAGAAGTACCTTACATCTCTAATAATAATCAATTTGAAACTATATCAATAACTTTCAGTTTGCAGTCTTCAATTACTAACTCGTCAGAGACTGAGTCAAACACTAGCATTAAGGCAAACGCTCCTGCAACATACTATACACAAAATCGTATGATAACTGGCGAAGATTATAACATTAGTCCGTTAAGTGTTAATCAGCAAGTTATAAAAGTTAAAGCTATTAATAGATCAAGTAGTGGAATAAGTCGATATTATGATCTAGTAGACCCAACAGGCAAATATTCTAAGACTAATTTATTTGCAGACGACGGGGCATTGTACCGAGAAGAATATGATGATAGTTTTAGATTTACATATAGTACTAGAACAGATATTGAAGCAGTTATATATAATCAATTATTAGACACTCTTAAGTCAAAACAACTACGAGATTATTACTATTCTAAATTTACAGCAATTGCCGTAGGAACTGAGATTTCTTGGTATAATGCAACTACCGATACTAATCAAAGTACAGGATTTATTGGTTCTAATATTGGATTTGTTGCTCCTCTAAAACTCGGAACATATACTAGCACACTTTTAAGATTTATAACTCCCAGCGCCCTAGTAAAATTTGAATCTTTATTCACTACTGACAATGCCGGAGTAAAAACATATACTCATTATTTTGACAAATCTAATTTTAATAAGTTAATGCCTATTACAGGACCTTTACCTTTTAATGCAACAACTACATTATGGTGTAAAATTATTTCAGTTAGTGGAGACGGTACTAACAACGGTACTGGTAAATTATTAGGCGGTTCGGGAACTGTTGTATTAAATGACATCATTCCGTCAACTGCAATACTAAGTCAAATAATTCCTGCATGGAGAACGGCACTTGACACTAATATTATCAGCACAATGATTGATCTAATATTTGACAATAAGTCTTTTGGTCTAAGATATGATGTCGAGTCTCGAACTTGGAAATTAGTATTCAATGTTAATTTAAATACTGCAAGTGATTTTAGTTTAGGAAAACAAGGAGATAATTCTAATCAACAATTAGATTCTAGTTGGTTATTGTTATTCACGACAGATTCTGAATTTTATACAGTTAAGTCTAGGTTGTTAAGATTTATTTTTGAAAGCGATCAACAATTGAGATTTTATTTTGACGCTAGCGATAAAATTTATGATACTAGAACTAATACTGTAGTTAAAGATAACATTAAAATTTTAAGTATTAATACTAAGCCCGACAATATTATTCCTTTTACCTATGATAGAGACTGGGAGATATTAAATGAATATGTTGGAATTGACGGATATATCGATACTAAAAAAATTGAAATTACTTTTGCTGACGCCGACGATGATGGCGTAGTTGACAATCCAACACTGTTTGAAGAAATTGTTGATCCTAATACTAATATTACAACAAAATATGTAGTGCTTGAACTATACACAATAGAACAAGGGCAAGAAGACTATAGATGGATAGATAATGCCAATGATGTTGTTATAATAATGACCACAGAACCAACTAGTGGAGTAAATGGGCAATATTATTATTTCATTGACACTAATGTAGTTAAGCAATATAGTTCAACATTAGGGTTTGTAGTTTCATTAAATTATAAAGTTTATGAAGGCCGCGCAAATATTAAATTTCAGTATATACATAATGCAGATTACGAATCACGTATTGATCCTGGACTAACTAATTTAATTGACGTTTTTATCCTAACTAAAGATTATGATAAAGTGTTTAGAGAATGGCTAGACGGCACACGTATCACAGAACCGCTAGCACCTAGTTCTGACTTTTTATACAATTTACTTTCATCTGATCTTAATAAAATTAAAACTATAAGTGATGAAATCATATACCATCCTGTAAAATATAAAGTACTATTTGGAGATAAAGCAAGTGCCGATGTTCAAGCATCTTTTAAAATTGTAAAAAATTCTGAAATTGTTATTAGCGATAACGATGTAAAATCAAAGGTATTGTCTGCAATTAACGAATTTTTTGCTTTGGAAAATTGGGACTTCGGCGGCAACTTTTATTTTAGTGAATTGTCAACATACGTTATGAATAGACTTGCGCCGAATGTCGTAAATTTTATTATAGTACCAAAACAGTCAACACTAACATTTGGTAGTTTATATGAAATACGAGCAGAGAAAGATCAAATTTTTATCAATGGTGCTACAGTGAATGATATAGAAATAATATCAGCAATAACTGCAAGTAAGATAAAAAGTGCAGGTGTAATAACTTCAAATACAGTGACAATAAGTCAACAAACAATAACTAGTGCAGGAAATAATTAATGGCTAATCAAGACGAACCAAATTTGCCTCTTTCTAATAGAGAAAATAGAAAGTCAGCTGATCTATTACCTCGTTTCTATAGAACTGATAGTAATAAAAAATTCTTATCAGCTACACTAGATCAATTAACACAACCTGGAACTGTTAAAAAAATAACAGGGTTCATTGGTAGACAAAGTGCAAAATCTGTTAAGTCGTCGGATGTTTTTCTTTCAGCGTCCGACAAAACTAGACAAGATTATCAATTAGAACCTTCAGCAGTTATACAAGATTATCTTGGAAATACTACATTTTTTAAAGATTATATTGATCATATTAATCATATTTCTGTCGCTGGCGGAATTGTAAACAATCACGAAAGGTTGAATAAACAAGAGTTTTATTCTTGGAATCCTCATATTGATTGGGATAAGTTTGTTAACTTTCAGCAATACTACTGGCTACCATATGGCCCTACCCCCATAGAAGTGACAGGACAACAATTAGATATTGAAAGTACATATACTGTTATAGCCGAAGATGAGGGCGATACTTATGCATATATTTTTAGCCCAGATGGATTAACTCGTAATCCTACTTTGACTTTATACAGAGGACAAACTTATCATTTTTCTATCAATACTCCAAATAATCCGCTTTCAATAAAAACAACTAGGACACCCGGTGAATTAGATAGATATACTGAAGGAGTGTCAGCAAATGCAATTGAAGCCGGAACCTTAACTTTTAAAGTTGGGGTTGATTCTCCTGATGTCTTATTTTATGTTAGTGAGCAGGACCCTAACGTAGGTGGCGTATTACAAGTAAAAGATATTGACGAAAATTCTTTTCTTAATATAGAAAAAGATATCATAGGTAAAAAAACATATACTATGAATAATGGTGTTCCGCTATCTAACGGAATGAAACTATTCTTTAAAGGTAATATTGCCCCCAGTGTATATTCGTCAGAATACTGGTATGTTGAAGGGGTTGGCACGGCTATTAAGCTAGTTAACGAGAGAGACCTTGAAATTATAAGTTCTTTTACGCAAGAAGTTGCATTACTATTTGATGACGAACCATTTGATAATGCACCGTTTAGTACATTAACTTCTTTCCCAAAAGATAAAGATTATATTATCATTAATAGATCAAGTATTGACAGGAACCCATGGAGTAGAAACAACCGATGGTTCCATCAGGATATTATTATTGCATCAGCAAAAGTTGCTGGACAAGTTCCTGAACTAGATCAGGCTCAGCGAGCTACTCGCCCTATTATTGAATTTGAAGCAGGATTAAAATTATTTAATTTTGGACATGCATCAAAAGAAAACGTTGACGTTATTGATACATTTACAACAGATGTATTTTCTACTATCGAAGGATCCTTGGGGTATAGTGTTGACGGTATTAATTTAGTAAATGGTATGCGTGTATTGTTTACAGCAGACAGTGATAGATTTGTACAAAATAAAATTTTCAAAGTTAATTTTATTGAAATTTCAGTACCAGGAAGAGTTATAGATTTTGTAGCAAATACAGGGGTAGATACAACTACTAACATTATAACATTTCTAACTGCTCACGGTCTTACTACTGGAAATCAAATTGAATATCGTAATAACAATAATACAAATATAGAGGGTTTAGTCAACGGTAAAATATATTTTGTAGTGGTAGTTGATACTAATAAAATTAAATTATATACTGATAAAAACTTAACTACCCAAGTTAAGATATTTGATACGGGTAGCGGCACACATAAAATTGAAGTATTTGGCGGACGTCGTCGACAAATTAATCTTGTAGAAGATACTGATGCAATACCGGTCAATAACGAAACTGTGCTAGTTAAACTGGGTAATGTAAATCAGGGACGCATGTTTTGGTATAACGGCATTATTTGGCAATCCGGACAATACAAAGCTACAATTAATCAATCCCCGTTATTTGATATATTTGATAATGACGGAGTAAGTTATAGCAACACAGAAATTTATGAAGGTTCTAATTTTATTGGTACTAAGTTATTTTCCTATAAAATAGGATCTGGTACAAGTGATGCTGAGCTTAAATTTTCGCTAAGTTATCAGAATATTAATAATATCGGTGATATTGTATTTGATTTTAATTTATTAAGTGATACGTTTAATTATAAATTACTAACCTCTGTATTAAGTAAAAACACCAATGTTGGGTATTTAAAAATTATTTCTTCTATTAATAGTTTTTCTTATCAAAATGGATGGGTAGTATCAAATATTAATAATTCTCAGCCAATTGTTCGAATATTTAAAGAGAGCGGTCTAACTAATGATTTTCCTATAGATGTATATGATTTTAAAGATGAGTTAGACGACTTAGAAGTTAAAGTATACATAAATGGAAAACGTCAAAATAAAGAATCTTTTGTTGTACAAGACGGCCCCATTAGAAAAAAAATAGTATTAACTAAATCTATTAATTTATCTGATGTACTAACATTAAAATGTATGTCGGCACAGCCAAAGAATGAAAATGGTTATTATGAAATTCCGTTAAACTTACAAAATAATCCGTTGAATAAAAATATTACTCAACTAACATTAGGCGAAGTTATTGATCATGTTGACACTATTATAGAGAACATTAACGGATTCACCGGAATATACCCGGGATATAGCAACATCCGAGATCTAGGCAATATAACTCCCTACGGTACTCGTTTTTTGCAACATAGTGGACCATTAAATTTAAGTTTGTATCACTTTGGTGAAAGTTCCGTTAGTATTCTTAATGCATTAGAGCAAGCTAGAACAGATTACGGAAAATTTAAAAGAGCATTTATTCTGTTTGCTAGCGAGTCGGGAATAGATACTGATCCTCGACGACACGTAGATTTTATATTAGAAGAATTAGCAAAAGATAAAACAAAAACGCAACCCTATTATCTTTCAGACATGTTCCCGCACGCCGGCTCAACTAGACTTGAGTATGTTGTATTAGATAGTAGAGTTAAAATGTATCCGTTGACAGTATCTTTTAATTTAACACAATTATCAAATCGTGCAGTTGGAGTATACATTAATGGAAATCAATTATTATATGGCAGAGATTATATATTTGGCAACGATGTATTTTTTGAAATTTTAGTAGATTTAAATGAAGGAGATTTGATTGAAGCTTTCGAATATGAAACCACCGACGGATCGTTTTGTCCAGCCACTCCTACTAAGTTAGGATTGTACCCTGCATACGAACCATCAATATATATTGACAATTCTTATCTTGAACCAACAACAGTTATTCAGGGTCATGACGGTAGTATAGTGCTGGCCTATAATGATTATCGAGATGCATTAATATTAGAATTAGAAATGCGTATTTTTAATAATATTAAAATTAAATACGATCCCCAAATTTTTAATTTGTATAATATTATTCCAGGATATAGTAGAACTACTATGTACAACAAAGTAGAATTTGACAACGTGTTAAGTCAGTACTTCTTTCAATGGATTACAAACATAAACAAAGATTATACTAGTCAAGACAATGCGTTATGGGATAGATTAAATCCGTTTACGTGGAATTATAGAGAAAATTATACAGCTGACGGCCGTAATACTCCTGCATTCTGGAGAGGAATATATCGATGGATGTTAGATACTGATCGTCCTGATACACATCCTTGGGAGTGTTTAGGATTTTCTATAAAACCTAAATGGTGGAACGAAGTGTACGGCCCCGCACCATATACTAGCAATAATTATATCTTGTGGGACGATATTAAAAACGGAGTTATTAGACAACCTGGATTTCCAATTCGAACTACTCTTCAATTTGCAAAACCTATATTAGCGACTGGAGTTCCGGTAGATGAAAACGGTGATTTATTAGATCCGTACAATGCAGGACATGTTAGCGGATATATTAATCCAACACCGGAAGGTTATTATGTATTCGGAGATTGCGGTCCGGTTGAGTCAGCATGGAGACGCAGTTCTTATTATGCATTTGCATTGATAGAAACTGCATTATTATTACAGCCTAGTTATATGTTAGGAACTTGTCTAGACCGTAGTAGAATTGTTAGAAATTTAAATAATCAATTAGTGTATCGAGATACCGATTTACGAATTTCTCTAGCAGATATTAAAATACCGTCAACTACATTTAGTACTGATCGAATATTTACTTCAGGTTTAATTAATTACGTTGTTGATTATATTACTAGTGATGTGACAACTTTAGTGACAAAATATTCTAATGATTTATCAGCACTAACAAACAAACTAAGTTCAAAATTAGGCGGATTTACTAGCAAACCTAAATTTAAATTATTATTAGATAGTAAAAATGTTTCAAGTTCTGGCGGAGTTTTTATCCCAGAAGAAAATTATAATATTATTTTAAATACTAGCTCCGCAGTTAAAAAAGTTTTTTATAGTGGAGTTGTTATAACAAAATATGCCGACGGATATGAAGTAAAGGGCTATAATAATGATAACCCGTATTTTACATACTTTCCATATACTTTACCTGGAAAACCTATAACAGTTGGCGGAATCTCAGAAAGTTTTACAGTATGGGAATCAAATAACTATTATGCCGCTGGTAAATTAATTAAAGCAAATAATCAATATTATAGAGTAAAAATTTCTCATCAAAGCGGCAATGTTTTTGATAATTCATTCTATACAAAACTTGCTGAATTACCAGTAACGGGCGGAAGATCTGCAGAACTTAGAAAAGCATGGAATACAGATACTCCTATAGTTGTTGGATACGGGACAAAATTTAATTCTATACAAGATATGGTAGACTTCTTGCAAGGATACAATGCATATTTAGAAAATGAGGGGTTTGTATTTGATGATTTTAACCCCGCCTTAAAAAATATTAATAATTGGGAGTCAGCTATAAAAGAATTTTTATTCTGGACTACTCAAAACTGGTCAGTTGGTGCAGTATTATCTTTAAGTCCTTCTGCTAGTAGTTTAGTATTTAACAGCATTAATTCAGTTGTTAATAATGTATTAGATCGATCGTTTGATTATCAAATATTTAAAGTTGACGGGCAGCTATTAGAGTCTAATTTTGTAAACAGTTTTAGAGAAGGCAATACGTTTTCGATATCGCCAATAAATACTGTTCATGGAATTTATGGCGCAACACTATATTTGGTACAGAAAGAACATGTTTTACTTTTAGATAATACTACATTGTTTAATGATGTAGTATATGATCAAGCACCCGGATACAGGCAAGAAAGAATTAAAATCATTGGTTATATTTCTACCAACTGGGACGGTAGTTTTAATATTCCAGGATTTATATACGACCAAGCAGTTATACAAACATGGGAACCTTGGACAGACTACCAACTTGGAGATGTGGTAAAATATAAAGAATTCTATTATTCTGCAAATAACTTTTTACCTGGGTCTGAAACATTTATTTCAAATAATTGGTCCAAACTTGATGAACAACCAGTTAGCAGGATGCTACCAAACTGGGATTATAAAGCTGACCAGTTTGCTGATTTTTATAGTTTAGATAGCGATAATTTTGATATAGGGCAGCAAAAGATGGCCCAGCATCTAATTGGCTATCAGAAGCGACAGTACTTAGAAAATATTATTCAAGATGATGTAAGTCAATATAAATTTTATCAAGGAATGATTATTGAAAAAGGCACACAGAATGTGTTTAGTAAATTATTTGATGTACTCAGCGCCGACGGCATGGAAAGTTTAACATTCAATGAAGAATGGGCAATCCGTGTTGGCAACTATGGAGCAGTTGATTCTTTTAATGAAATTGAATTTAAGTTAGATGAAAGTTTATTCAAACTAACCCCGCAACCCTTTGAATTAGTGTCTTCTATTGACCCAACTGTTGTAGATTTTGTCTATAGGCAACTTCCAACAGATATCTACATAAAGCCAATTGGGTACACTAATAATTTATGGCCTACCGCTGGAACCATTAATTATCTTAGAACTCCTGGATATGTACGATATGAAGATGTTAAGTTAAATATTGATTCTTTAGATGATATACTTTCTAAAGACATTACGTCCTTCCAAGAAGGGAACTACGTTTGGTGCGCATTTGAAGAAAGAGACTGGAACATATATCGATTTACAAAATCTAAATTTAATGTTGAGAGTGTTAATTATTCTAATAAAACATTGACTATTACTTGCAATAGGATACCAAGTGTCCAGCCGGGCGATATCCTTGGCATAACTAATTCTACGTCTATTGCCGGATTTTATAAAGTCACGTCAGTTAATAACAGAACTATACTCATTGAAACAACTATTACTAACTGGGTATCTCCATTTACTGATCAAATATTAACATTCCAGTTATATTCAGCAAGAGCAAAAAATGTATATAACAGCATTACTGGCGAACTTATTTCTTATGCAATTGATAATATTAATGAGATCATTCCTACTAATCTACAACCGTTAGAAAATATTTGGGTAGATGATAATGGAGCAGGACTATATTCTGTATACACAAATAGTAAAGTTTTTGATAAAAAGATATTAACTGATTTTACTCCTGCTCAAAATACATATTTTGGAAAAACTATAGGAATTAGCCCAGACGGATCTATTGCAGTAGTAGCTTCGATTAACTCTGCAAGAATATACTCTAAGGATGGTAAATTAAATTCGTGGATTGCCCACGATGTTATTAACCCACCAGATATCTCAGATCTCTCAAATCTGAACTTTGCATCTGATATAAAGTTTTCTCCTGATGGTCATTGGCTTGCAATTTCAGCAAAGACCGCATCAAATGTAAACAGTAGCGGGTACAATAAACAAGGATATGTAGCATTATACTATAGAGCAACATCAATAAATTATGAGTTTGCTCAAGTTATTGTTAGCCAGGATGAGGCCAATAATGAATTCTTTGGATCTAAATTATCATTTGCAAAAACATTAGATAATACTTTTATATTAGCAGTATCGGCAATTGGTCATGGCGGTTCAGACGGTAAAGTTTATTTTTATAAACAAGGAAGTGGAAACATTATATGGACTACATTTGCTAATCCGTTAACAAGTGGAACAAACGATCCCGACCAATACGGGTATAGTATTTCATTATCTGCTAATGGTAATATTTTTGCAGCGTCTTCACCTAACTACGATAACAATGCTGGAGCAGTTTATCTTTATAGATTAAACAGTGGCCAATACGAATTTATAGATCTAATAGATCGATCTGTAACCTCTCTAAACTTAGCTGATGAATTTCAATTTGGAAATTCTATTGATATTTCAGCTAATGGAAAACTATTAGCAGTTGGTGCACCATTTGCAACTACTGACTCGTTAAACGACGGTAAAGTTTATGTTTTTTCATTAGGAACTACTCCATTGTTTGATCTACATCAAACATTAATAAGTGTTAAAACTGAAAATTTTGAAAAATTTGGGTTTACTGTTAACTTTATGAAAGATGATAACTCCTTAGTTGTCTTCTCAGCTAACGGTGATACTGCCCGCAAAACAATCTTTGATACTCCTAATTATACAACTTTTGATAATTCTTCTTTACAACTCATTGATATACAGATAGATTCTGGACGTGTTGATATTTTTGACCGCTATAATAATAATTTTATATACGGCGAAACTTTAGAAACAGGAACGACTACTGATTCTTTAGATGCATATGGTTCCGCAATTTCTGTGTCAAACGACATTGTATTAATAGGGGCACCAAACGATAATGCTGCTCGAGGTACTGTTTTATCTCATATACGACTAGTTAACAGTACGTCTTGGAAAATATTACACCAAGAAAATCCTAGACCAAATACTCACAAAATTAAAAAAGCATTTATCTATAATCGAACTAAAAATGAAATAACATCTTATGTAGATGTAGTTGATCCTATACAAGGAAAAATTCCCGGACCTGCCGACCAAGAAATTAATTATAAGACATACTTTGATCCGGCTACGTATTCTATTGGAGATAACGTTATTGTTAACGGATTGCCTGTTAATGTAGATAGCGGCCTAAACTGGACTACGGCTCAAGTAGGTATGGTCTGGTGGGACTTAACGCGAGCTAAATTCTTAGATAATCAATGCGGTAATATAGTATACAGATCTACTACTTGGAATAAATTATACAAAACTGCTAGCATTGATATCTATGAATGGATAGAAACAAAATATCTTCCATCGGAATGGGATAAGTTGTCGGGCACTGATAAAGGTGATGCATTAAGTATTAGTGGAAAGAGTCGATATGGAGATGCTGTTTACAGCGTTAAGAAAAAATACGATACTATATCTAAATCTTTCCAAAATACATATTATTATTGGGTTAAAAATGTAACGGTTGTACCTAAGACTATAGGTCGAAATTTATCAGCATACAATATTTCTCGTTTAATAGCCGATCCTATTTCTGAAGGATATGTATGCCTAGCATTAACGGGCACAGATTCCTTTAACCTAGTCAATGTTCCGTCAATTATTAATGGTACTGATTATAACCTAACAGTACAATATTGGCTAGTAGATGATCGGTATACCGGAACTAACGCTCACAGTCAGTGGAAAGTTATAAGTGAACATGTTAATACAATTATTCCACCTGAGATTGAAAAAAAATGGATTCATAGTTTAAGAGGAAAAGACGACAACGATCGAGTAGTACCTGATATCAATTTACCTTTCAAACAACGATACGGTGTTAATTTCCGCCCTCGTCA